CTTGCTCCTGCTCACAAGAACTGGGAAAGCGGTAAATTCAGTGACCGCTTTAGGGTGCAGCTCGCAGAACTTCCGGCAACGACTATCACCAGCCATATCTCGAAGGATGGCCACTACTTTATTCACTACGACCCAGCACAATGTCGTAGCTTGACCGTTCGCGAGGCCGCGCGGCTTCAGACCTTCCCAGACAACTATTATTTCGAAGGGAATCGAACTCAGCAGTACCACCAAGTGGGCAATGCGGTACCGCCTTTATTGGCAAACAAAATCGCGGAAATTGTTTATGGCGTTGTGTGTCGGCGGGTTGCCGAACGTCAAGATATTATGGACACGACTTTCAAAAATTGAATCGCCATTGCTGCTGCTTGCTGACTGCTTTTGTCCCAGAGTGTGTAGCAACGGGCTCAAGGGGCTCATCGTATTGAAGCGCGGAAGATCTTTAGTTGAGCGATCACGAGATCAAGTTTGTGGGTCGCATCAGTCGAAATTGGAACACACGAGTACTGTTCTTACAGCTTCTATGATGGGTCAAATAGTTTTTTAGGCAGTCAGCGCTGTCCTAACGATGGTGCGGCTGATGCGGGCATTGGAATGTCCTCAAGCATCGCGGCTGGTTGAATGAGGTGTCAATAATTGATCCTGTTCTGTTGGACTCATCGTTGAGCGGCACTATAAGACGGCTCCATGGCTGAGAGCCATCCCGTCAACCCTGTCATCCAGGCCTACCCGAAAATGCTGATAGAACAGCTCTAAATCAACGTCCTTGCATCAGCCTTACCTGTATCAACTCCGACTTACTAAACAATCCGACAGGCTGCTTTTGGCCGAATTCCGCCTTGGTGATCGGTAGGCGTCGGCATTATCGGATGCTTTAGGACTGAGCGTGCCTCCTCCCAGCAGCCCTGAAAGCTCTGTATCTACTGGGTTTCAGGCACAAAAAAAGACGTCCGTGGACGTCTTTTTTTGTTGAGGTGGTGGAGCCGGGGGGATTTGAACCCGCGTCTAACCCTTATATTACGTGGCTTACAGCCTCCAAGCTGCCATTTTGCTGTCATTGATTATCGGGCTGTCATTGAGCCGCAGCACGATACTATGTGGTCAATCAAGGCATGAAGCTTTCTAAAGTCGTACCCAGAAGGTTTTTTAAGAGCTTTTCGGAATTGGGAAACATAGAATTCTTTATCCGTTAGCGCACCCTGGTAACATTGCATATGGTTGTTAAAACTACTCCACCTTACAATTGGCGGCTTCGAATTCTTGTATTGAAGGTCAAGAAATAATTCAATTGAGACTGCGCTTCCATTAATGTTTGCTCGAAACAAACCGTTCGGTCCGATTGTATCGACGTTTTCAAAATCTGGAAGTGGCGGTAGCGTAGTGGTTTTGAGATTGCTTAAGGTTTTTATCTTTGAGCACTTTTGATGCTTTTCTAATCCTTCGGTGTCATTGTCAAATATTACGAGGCATTTGTTTTCAACCCCTATTCTCGCCAGACCTTGATAAAAATTAAAAAGGTTGCCTGTGCCAGTGAATGGATAGTTTTCAGTCATATCGATGTATTTGAAGAAATCCTTAATGTCAGGGCGCAAATAGCTAATTGCCTCTTTGATGACGAATGTATCGCTGGAGCCTTCAGTGATAATTAAATAGGAGTGCTCATTTTCCCAATCACGGAAAAGCTCCTCATCGCTCGTCCAGCCTCCTCCAATTATCCCGCCAGTGTGCCATTCAAGCTGTAAATCAAGATTCTTAGGGTTTTTTGAGAGCAACCACAATTGAATATAGGGATTAAGATTTTCAAAAAAAGACAGTGTGTTTCTATCCCTGGTGCCCACGGCTTCTCTTAAATCAGCAAATTCGGGCAGCCCGAACATCATCTGGGCGTATTCGCCAAGATCGTAATTTCCATCTTCTTCCGGATGGTCCTGAGGCGTGATAACAATGTTTTTTACAATGCTTGCAAAAGTGTCAAAGTCAATATCTAAAGGAGGGAGGTATTCAGGGTAGCTTAATTTATGTTCGTTAAAAATTTCCCTGATCGTGTATTCGTTGTAACCGTACAGTTCTAACCTTGGCTTTGCATCGCGAAGTGTTCGCCGGTAGCCATAGTTCTCGTATTCGCAATCATCATCTTTCGTAATGGACAGTAGAGCTCTATCCGAGGGAGTGAATAGTTTTGAATGGTTGATGTATCCGTTATTTTTCCCCCAGTCGATCTCTATCCCGCCAATCGTGAGGCTTACAATCGAGCCCATTGTGATTTGCTCCGTCTAATCGACTTAGTTCTGAGAAAACGCGTACTGCGTTTTCTCCCGCTGAATTATCTGCATTTGGCATCCACCTGCCATAAACTCGTGCAATCATAGTCCAATCACTATGCCCCATCTGTTTGGCCACCCACATTGGGTGTTCGCCTGCTGACAGCATCATCGACGCATAGGTATGGCGAGTTTGGTATGGGCGACGGTAGCGCACACCGGCTTTCTTCATCGCCGGCACCCACATCGTCTTTCGGATCGGGCCGTCACCCGCCCAGCGTTCAAGCATGCGCGGGTTCTGAAACACCTCGGCATCTGCGAGGAACGTGTGCGCCTTTTGCGCCTTCAACGCTTCCATCGCAGGGAGGAGCAGCTTCACGCTTCGGCGCCCAGCGGCGGTTTTTGTGGTCTCCGCCGTTCCCTTGCTGGCCTGGGTCATCGCGCGGCTCACCATGACCTCTTCACGCAGCCAATCGATATCACCCCAATCCAGCGCCACCAGTTCGCTGGTGCGAAGGCCGGTCCAGATGGCGAACTGCATCATGTTGCGGGCTTGGCCGGAGAGGGTGCCCAGAATGGCCTGCTGCTCTTCGGGGCTGAATGGGTCGACGTCGTCCTCTTTCGGCGGAGCGGCCTTGCGCGAGTAGGTCCAGCCAGCCAGAGGGTTCAATTCGATTAGCTCCTCCTCTGTGGCGTCGTTAAGGGCGGAGCGCAGGCAGCTCTGGATATTGCTGAGCGTCTTGTTGCTCACCTCCAGAGTGTCGAGCCAGTCCCGCACCGTCTTTCGTTTCAGGTCCACCAGCATCGAGTCGCCCAGGGCCGGGATCAGGCGAAGCGTGACCAGCTTCCGGTACCCGTCGAAGGTACTGCTGGCGACATGCTTCTCCTTGGCAGCCAGCCACCGGGTCAAGAAACCATTGACCGTCTCGCGGGATGCCTCGGGCGCAAACTTCGCCGCCCGGGCAGATCCTGGAAAGGTCACCGAGTAGTCGAAGGTTCCGATCGATATCGCGTGCTCGATAGCGGCCTTGTGCTGCTCAGCCTTTTTCAGATTAGTGGCGGTGGGCTTGAGCGTGATCCGCTCGCGGCACCTGACGCCCCGATACATGAACGTGATTTCGATACTCGAATCGGAGACTGCCCGAACTCCCCTCCCGCCTCTACCCATGATTCGTATCCCTCTACATCGAGTAGCGTCCGGCCATCCGGCGCCTTGATCCATATCTCACCGAGCCGCCAGATCCCGTCACGGATCTTTGAGCGGATCGCGTCTTCTGTATAGCCAGACTCGCTGGCAAATTTCCTAACGGTCACATAGCGCATAGCTTCACCGCTCTTCGTGTCGCGACACGTTTTCGTTATCCGTGGATGGTGTCGCGACCTCTTTCGGCCCGGTGCCAAGGATCGGCGTCTTGCGATAGCACTCAGCCGGAAAGCCATACTCCCGGCAGGCGCAAACCGCGCCACAGTCATCCTCGTATTGCTCGATCCGCAACAGGCCGTGCTTCACTGCGATGTTTTGAATGTCGCCGCCGTCAAAGCTGCCGCCATCGAAGCTGGCGTTGATCATTTGAACGGCGAACGCTCTCAGCTGATTGCGCTCCCGCTCCAGCGTGTGAAGCGTCATACGCGCACCCATTACCTCCTTTGCACTTTCGCGAGCTTTGTCGATCTCGGTCTGAGTCAGGGTTTGCAGCCGCTCGTTCTCGGCTTTCAGCCTGCGCAGGGCCTCGTCCGGCACCAAGGTGTGGCCGTGCAACTCGCGGCCTAGGTAAGCCAGCAGATTCTTCGCCTCGTCGTGGTACATGTGGCGCTCGGCCTGGTTCTCGTCTTGGTCGTGCTCGCCATCCACGAAGCGCTTGAGCAGGAAGGCCAGCGAGTTGCGTTCGGCCAGCAAAGTGCGGAATGCTGGTGCCACTTCTGGCGTTTGGCAGCCGCCGTGTGGCGAACACATACCCGGTATCAGGCAGCGAGTCATGGATTTACGGCATATCAAATCAGTCACGGTCTGCTCCCCGCTGAAAGTGGTCAGCCAGTACCCGGCGCGCGTCGATCCCGCACGAAGCCGACATTGCGTAGATCTGGCCGAAGGTGGTTTCCCGGCGCTGCAGGGCGTTGAACAGTTCGATCAGGCGCTGGCCCTTGGTACCGTTGCGGCGGCTCATAGATGGAACCCCTTTTCATATGGCCGACCTGCCGGTGCGCTAATCTGCGATTTTGCGCAAGTTGACGATTCGCTGGTTTCGGACGGGAGCAGGGCGGCCATTTGAAGTCCTATTTTTGGACCTGAGTCAGCGTGAGAAGCCTGGCCTGTGTCTCTCGCAGGGGTGGCCTGCTTTAGGAACAAACTGTCCGGCAAGCACCTGATCCCGGTGTTGTTCAAGATCCAGCAGGTGACGCCGCGCATGCTGTCGTGCTGGACGCTGATTACCTGCTCGCCGGCGGCAGCCTGGCCCGCGATCAGCAGCAGCGCGAGAAGGGCGGGGGAGATCTGACGGCGCTTCATGGCTGCGCATCCGCGCCGACAGCAAATGCCCTCATGACGCGATCGAGCTCGCTGTCGAGGCCTTCTTTCACCAGCAGATTGCCGTAGAAGTCACGCACCTTGATCGGCAGCGTCAGACTGAATGCGACGTCGCGCAGAAACTCGTAGCGACGGGCATTCGCGGCCATCTTGATGCGCTGGTCGATATGCAGCGATTCAGCCGCGACTTCGGCCTCACCCCGTATCTTTCCTTCGTCACCCTTATCGGCAGCGCTGAGCATCGCGAATATGCCGTACATGCCTGCTGAAAGAGCGATAAACAGAAACGCAAACATCGTGTTTTCGCCGCGCGATGGGCTTACTACATCGGGCGAGGTCTCCATCAGCACAGCACTCATAACGGCGGCCACAACTGCCCCGATGATCACGTTCCGGAGAAGCCTCCAGAGGTTGAATTTCTTACGGTCCATGTCCAACTCCTGCTGTTAATTTTGATGATGGTGGAGGGGGTTAATAGCCCAGCCAGGCGAGGACATCCGCCGACTTGTATTGCTCGTGAACACCAAGGTCTTCGTCGAACTCATCGACGCTTGATCCGTGCTTTTTCACTTCTGCCAGGGCCTCTGCGCGGGTGACGACGGTCGGCCAGCTCTCTTCGTAGGTTTCCATTTCACTTTCCCAGGGCCGAACAGATCCCGGCCGCGTTTTTGGCATTCGCAAAAATCAGGTTTGGTTTAAGCGATAAAAGTGCCCAGGAACTGGGCGCTGTCTTCTTGGCGCTGCGGTCCGGGGTTGGGGGCAATAACGCAGGCAGCCTGAATCAGGCCTAGCGCGAAAGCTTTTGCTACGAGAGCGGCCCGCCGAGTGACACCCAGTTTGGTTGTCAGTGCCAGAAGGCGTTTATCGATGGCGTTAGCTGAAACCCCCAGCTCGCGAGCGGCCTCTTTTGAGGTCTTACCAGCCGCCACTGCCATCAAACACTGCAGCTCACGCGGAGCTGCTCCGCGGCCCAGGAAGCCGGTGAAGCCTGCGAAGTTGATGGTTGTGGTGGTCATCCTTGTAGCTCCATACGGGTTGCGATGGAGTAAATATACTAGCGGTTATATTATCAAATCAATACTTATGGTTATTTTATTTTTCCGGGCCAAAAAAAACCCGCTGGGGTGCGGGCGTTTCGGGAGTGTTATTACTCAGAGTTTCATCAGCGCCCGGACGACAACGCCAATTATTTTGCAATTACCGTTGATTGCCATCATCGGGTAGGCGGGGTTGAGCGGCTTTAAGAAGCGCTGACCACCATCCTCTACAAGCTTTTTGAAGGTTGCCTCGTTGCTATCGGTAAGCTTTGCCACGACAAGCTTGCCATGGCGTGCTTCTTCTTCTGTGTCCACAAGTATCAGCATCCCCTCAGGAATGCTCATTCCTGACAGAGAAGTCATAGAGTCGCCTTTTACTTCGAGCCAGAAGGCCGCGCCCTTGGCTTCATAGTCGGACAGTTCGTATCGATCCGAAAAGCCGGGCGGGTAAGGCTCATTGGCTTCTGCCCATGAGCCAGCTGCTACCCAGCTTAGGAATGGATAGCTAAACGACAGCCTTGGCTGTCCCACGTATTGAATGTTCGCGTCGTTGCTAAGGCCGGCGCCAAGGTTGGCGGCCGCAGCACTCTGCTCAATCTGCCTTGCAAGGCGAGGGCTGAAGGCTTGAACTGGGACGCCAAGCTTTTGCGCGAAGATCGCGGCCACTCTTGTATTTAACGGATTCTCGCCATTCAAATAATGGCTAACCGCCGCCTGGCTCACGCCCAGCGCATCCGCGAGATCTGACTGGGTCAGATTCATTTCTTTACGTTTCGCAACGTAAAGCGCCTTCAGGAGCGCGCACTCGTTTGCAAGTGCGTCTGGGAGGGTTCGTTTTTTCATGAGGTAAATTTATAACCATTAGTAGATCCTTGCAAAAACCATCGGTATGGACAAAAACAATACTGATAGTTATTCTTCGCGTCATTAGCCATTTTCAGGTGAGCCCATGACGCCCATCCAACTTCACGAATTTGTTGATCTGCATGGTCAGGACGAGGCCGCAAAAGTCTTGGGCTCAAGCCAGGCTGCAATCAGTAAAGCCATTAAGGCCGGGCGCTTAATTCTCATATCCGAAGAGCACCCCGGCTGCTTTACCGGTGTTGAGCTGAAGGGGTTCCCATCTGGAGGGGACCGAGAAAAGCCCCGCCTCGACCTTGAAGAAATTTTGAGCCAGATCACCAAAGTAGGCGAGTCCGCTGTTGGTGCTGTGGATGCATCCAGTATCCAGCAGGCAGTTCAGTGATCGGTGCGTGTGTCCGCGTTCCGCTCGCCGAGTATGTCGAGCGAGAAGGCAGGAAAAAAGCTGCGCTGGCGCTGGACTGTACTGGCCCAGCTCTATCCAAAGCAATTGCGGCGGGTAGAACCATTTTCGTGGACCTAGCGGAATGCGGCTTAGTTTCAGCAACAGAAATCAGCAAGTTTCCAAGTCGTTGATGAGGTGTGTTCCTCGGATGCGCAGGTCTGGCCGCCCTATGGCTGGATACCTGAAGTATTCTATGGCTACTGGATGTAACCCCAGTGCAAGGATTCAAGAATGAAGCACGCAGACGCACCAGAGCAACAAATAACAGGGCCGCCCTGATAGTGCGCCTGCTTCAAACTCTGTTTTTGGCGTAGTCCAAAAAGCAGAAAACCCGCCTGGCAGCGGGTTCTCAATCGGCACTTGTTGACGCAAGCGCTTAGGTATTTCTTCGTCTAGAGGACGATTTCATGCACCCAAAAAATAGCAACAAACAATCCGAAGCGCAAGACACGCTCACAACTGAAGTCGGTTTTTGCGAAACCCCTATCGATAACAAACGGGAGTGCATGCTCCAGGTCGTTCCCGGTATTGGCTCCCGTGACGCGATTCAGCAGGCGCGCACCCTCGCTTCTGGCCTCGGCCAGATCTGCCAGCACATGCACGAAAGCCTTAACTACGGTGAGATGGTGTATTGCGATGGCATGGCCACATTGAGGTTTGTAGCCGACAGCGTCAGTGCTTTGCTCTGGTCCGTTCAGAAAGGCCTTCCCTCGGAAATCGCAGAGAGGGGGCAAGCATGAAAAGTCAATCCCTCACACTTGAGCATGAGTTCATGGTCAGCGGTAGCCACGCTGTCCTTTCAGCAGCAGGTGGCGTGCCCGTTCACGAGTCGCTCGACGCAGCGACCAATCTGCTTGAAGCAGTATCTGCTGGCCTGCGGGAATTGATGTGTGTTCCGGCCGTATCCAACCAGGCGACGCTGGCATACTTCGCCGCCGAGAACGCCCTTGCACTCGTTTACGCCTCACATGCCGCCGTTGAACCGGCGGCCGGAGGTGCCGCATGAATGCTGTCCTTAACGCGCCAGAAATCCATGCGGTTGCTTCTGAGGCAGAGTTCCAGCTGATCTGCGCCAAGCAACAACTCGAATGGCTCGGAGCGCTTGCCCGTGCCATCGCGATGAACGTTGAGCACGGTAAGGGCCGAGATGTTCAGGTGCTCGCGGGCCTGGCCAAGTATCTCGATGACTCTGGAGTCTCTTCAATTGAGTCAGCGATTGATCACTTCAAGGAAATTGGTGTGGTGAACCCGGCGCCACGTTCTGCGCAACCCGAATACGTGGCGCGGGAAATCGGGGGTGATCAATGAACCTGGTTCCCTTCGACTTTCGCGGTACCGCCATCCGCGTCATCACCGGTGAGCACGGAGAGCCGTTGTTTGTCGCCAAGGATGTCGCCGATCTTCTGGATTATGCCGACACCGACAAAGCTATTCGCACTCATTGCAAGGCTGCGCAGACCTACCCCGTCGAAATGGCGGGTCAGGTCCGGCACGTGAAAGTGGTGCCAGAACGAGATCTTTATCGTCTTGTGATGCGCTCGAAGATGCCAGCTGCTGAGGCATTCGAGGAATGGGTGGTGGGCGAGGTACTGCCGAGCATTCGAAAAACGGGCAGTTATGAGCACCCGCTGTCGCCGGCCGAGCAGTTGCTGGCGAATGCCCAGCTACTGGTGGACATGGAGCGCCGCCAGGATCGCATCGATCAGGCAGTCGCCGGCATTGAAACCCGGGTGGCTAGCGTCGAGCAGGTCCGATACCTCGACTCAAGGCCTGCCGGTTTTGAGTCGATGACGACGATCCGCCACCGCATCAACCTCCGGCACGGCATTCCTCCCTGGGTTATCAACGCCGTAATGCGAGACATCCCCGGCGCGCCGCTGCCGTTTGCCATGGTGCGTAGCAACCACGCTGACGACGGTGCACAGCCGTATCCGATCTGGCCCACCGCCGATATCACCCGCCGCTTTGACCGGTTCGCCTCCGAGTGCGCGTTCGTCACCGCCGAGCGCGCTACCCACCCCGATATTCAGCAAGGCCGCTTCAAGCTGCGCCTAAGGACTTCCGCATGAACAACACCGAAACGCCCCCAGTTATCGAGGAGCGCAACGAGGCGTACTTCGAGCAGTTCGGCAATGACCAGCTGGCTTTCTTCGCCTGGCGCCTGCATGACGACTACCTCGATGTCCTGTTCGACGAAGAAAACCTGCTGGACAACATCCACGAGGCCGCCTGCTCTTTTGCTGAGGCTGCCATTGCTTTGCGCGTACTGACTCGTCGGTTGATCGGTATGGAGCCTTCCTTCGCCAAGTGCAAGGTCGACCACGTGCACATGGTCAGCTACGGCCTGGCCAAGCCGGATGGGGAGACGCTGCAATGACCAGATCCGAGGAACGAAAATTTCGTTCAATTGTGGCTGTGCTGTTCTTGGCTGGCTTCACCACCGAAGAAGTTCTCCGGCTGGTCAGGGAGCGCCGTATATGAGCATTCTCACCAGCGGCACCACCCTGCATGTCAGCGCCACGGCCGAAGTGGTCGCCGGCCCCTGGCCGAATTATTCCAATTGCCGCCACCTGCCTGAGCGCGACCGCTGGGAGGTCTACGCCATGGCCAAGGCCTCACGAGGCGCGCTGGAGGATCGCGGCGTGGTCATGACCGAGAGCTATGACGACTTCATCCGCCGTGTGACGCGGGAGCTGGACTTATGAGTGTTCAAGCCATGTCCTGGGCGCTCACCCAGCAGGTTGTCACCGATTCGCATACGCGTCATGTGCTGCTGTGCCTGGCCAACTACGCCGATCAGTCCGGGCGCGCTGCATTCCCTGCCGTTTCGAGTCTTGCGCTTGATACCGGTCTGGCGCCGCGCACAGTCCAATACCGCCTTCGTGAGTTGGAGTCGATTGGCTTGATCAAGCGTGGAAACCAGGCCGTTGCCGCCGCGTATATCTCCCAGCGCGATCGTGTTCCGGTCTGCTACGACCTCGACCTTTCACGGGGTGCACCGGATGCACCCCGCTCCGAACGGGGTGCACCTGACGACGCAACGGGGTGCACACCAGAACAGAACGGGGTGCACGCCACGACCGAACGGGGTGCACCGGGTGCACCCAATCCACCCACTAACCACCCATTAACCATCCTTAACCAAAAAGAATTCGCCAAGGCTCCTGAGAAGGCTGGAAAGATCAAGGCTCAAAAGTTCGATCCTTTGACTGCCAAACCGGCAAACGCATCGGAACAAGCCTGGGCCGACTTCTGCGAAATGCGCAAGGCAAAGCGTGCACCGCTGACCCTGCGAGCATGTGAACTGATCGCCAAGAAACTGGCCAACCATCCAGAGCCCGACGCCGTGCTGGACAAGTCCACCACCAGCAGTTGGTCGGACATCTACCCCGAATCGGTGTTGCCAGGCACTGGCGCCAAAAATGGTAAGCCATCCGCTTACAACAACTTGCCCCAGCACACAGACGATATGTATTCGCAGGAGGCTCCCAATGGCCCAGCGTTCTAATTTCCGCCGCCAGCCTGAACTGCGCACGTTCTCTGGCAACTGTCCGCACCATCCTGAAGTCGAGTCTCGCACTGAGGTGGAGCAGTTCGACGGATCAATGCTGGTCCGCCCGTGCAAGAAATGCCAGTTCCACGGCCTGCGCGTTGCGGAGCCTGGCAGTGAAGCGCACACCTTGGCCGTGGCTCAGGTTGCGGACGAACGCCTCAACAGCGCGCTCGTCGGCTCGGGTATCTCGCCTCGATTCTCGGACAGCACCTTCGCCACCTACCGCGCCACCGCCCCGGAGATGGTCGGAGCGCTGGAAAAGTGCCAGGGCTATGCCGATAACTTTGGCGAGCACTTCGCCGCTGGCCGCAATCTGCTCCTGACTGGGAATGTCGGTACCGGCAAGACGCATCTAGCCTGCAGCATTGTTCGTCAAGTCATCGGGCTGAACGCGATCGCGGTGATCACTACTGCCGCCGAGATTATCAGAGTGTTCAAACGCTCCATGGTCCGCGACTCAGGCTACACCGAAGGCGATGTGATCAATGAGCTGGCGAGCTTCGACCTGCTGGTCATTGATGAAGTCGGCGCCCAGTCGGGTACCCAATACGAGCTGGCGGTGCTGCATGAGGTGATCGACAAGCGCTACAACCTGATCCGCCCTACCGTGGTGGTCTCCAATCTGCATCCGACTTCTAAGCCGGACGGGGAAGGGCGCTGCGCCCCCAGCCTAGAGCAATACATCGGCGCTCGGGCACTGGATCGGCTGCGCGAAAACGGCGCCTTGCTGGCCGGTTTCACCTGGGCTTCGGCACGGGGGCGCACATGAACGACTTTCGCGAGCTGTACAGCGACGAAGCGGAACACGCGCTGCTGGGCTCCCTGATGCTGAATGGCGACCTGTTTGATTCGATCACGGCCAGCGTGACCACCGCCGACTTCCATGATCCGGAAAACGCAGCGTTGTTCCAGGTAATGCTCGACCTGCACGCTACTGGCGCACCGGTTGACCCGGTCACCCTTCACGACTTTAGGCCATATCTTCCCAGTGGGGGGGCGACCATTGCCTACGCCGGCGAACTGGCCAAAAACACGCCCAGCACGGCCAACTGGAAGGCTTACGCGCGGACAGTCACGGAGCGAGCAGTACTTCGTCGCCTGGTGCGGGCGGCCGATGCCGTGCGCGAATCGGCCAAGGATAACAGGCCAGTGGCTGAGATCATCGCAGGCGCCCAGCAGGCGATGGCAGATCTTCGCGATCTGGACACCGGCGAGCCGGATTACAAACGCATGGACGAAGTGGTGACGCGAAACATCGACATCATCGATGCCAAGTTCAACGGCGCCGTTCAGTCGGGGCTCTCCACTGGCCTGGTAGATCTGGACAAGTTAATCCGCGGTCTGCGCAAAAAAACCGTGACCATCGTCGCCGGCCTGCCTGGGAGCGGTAAGACCACGCTCGGCCTGCAGATCGCCCAGCACATTGCCTGCTCGGGGCTTGGCGTTGGCATGGTGTTCTCATTGGAGATGCCCGAGGAAGAACTGGCGAACCGCGCACTGGCTTCCCTGGGCAGCGTAGATCTGCAGGTTCTCGATAACGGCCAACTGCAGGATGACGACTGGCCGCGCCTGACCTCGGCAGTCAACAAGATCCTCGATAGGCCTCTGTACGTCAGCGACAAGTCGGGCCTTACCGTTGCGCGGATCAGGAGCATCTGCCGCCAGGTCAAGCGCAAACACGGCCTCGACGTGGTGGTGATCGACTACATCGGCCTTATCGGATCAGATGGCAAGGCGTTCAACCGTACCGCCGAGCTCGGCAAGATATCGACCGGGATCGTCAACATCGCCAAGGAACTGGAGGTGCCGGTGATCCTGTTGGCCCAGCTAAACCGTGACTCGACCAAGCGGCCGGGCAAGAAACCGATCGCTTCCGACCTGCGCGACTCCGGACAGATCGAGGCTGATGCCCACTGCATCATCCTTGTCCATCGGGACATGGACGACGAGCAGGGCCAGAACGGTGTCACCGAGTTGATCATGCCCAAGTGCAGACACGCACCTGTTGGATCGTGTGTTGTTCAGCAGCAGGGCAAGTTCGCCCGTTTCGTAAATTTCGTGGGCCGCGAGCCCAGCCAGGAAGAGGTTGAAATCAGTCGCCCCTTCGCCAGTCAATACAGGGGGAGAACGAACGCATGAGTACCGCCAACGCAAGGCCGAGCCTTAACGGACCGCGTGAAATGCCGTCCACCCTCGCCGAGTGCGAGATTCTCGACGAGGAATTGAGCCGCGACTCAATCCGACTTGAATGCCAGCTGGGAGTTGTGAAAGGGAAGTCTCAAGCCGATGGCGAATACGCTGATCCGGTTTGGTACCACCGGGCCAATGCCGCGCTAAAGCACATCAGGCGCGATCGCCAGCGGCTACTGGTGCACATGAAGCAACTCAGGACGGAGGCGCGCCGCACCGACCCGTACTGGCAGAGCCGCGAGCAGATGCTGATCCGGGCTCTACGAAACGAATTGCCAGAAGGCCGTTTTGACCAAATCGTCGAAGAGGTCGAACAGATTATCGAAGCGGGGATACCTCAATGAGTAACGTCACTGCGGCATCGCCGCGCAAGATGCTTGCGGATTACAGTCCCGCGATCTACCGGAACGTAATGTCGGCAATCGTCCGGGTACTGGCAGCCGACAACATCGACAACAGTACTAAACAGAGTTGGCAGAAGCTGATCGACTCGGGACCGCGTAATGGCGGTTTCAGGGCGCTACTCTCGGCGCGTGACCAATTTGATTACGACTGCTGTCTTCACGCACTGCTTCACCGGGAGCTAAATACGGCTCACTGGGACCTACTGGTTGGGAAGTACTCGACCAGCAAAGGCAACAGGGTTGGGGCTATTTCCAGGACCATCCCGCGTATTGGTTCTCCTGCGCCGGCACTCTTCATCTACAAGGCAACCACGGTCTGGTTCATCCCCAAGATGAAGGGCAAACAGGGTAAGCGATCTACTGATGTGGCGATCCTCCCTGATGAGTTCTACGACATAAATACCTGGGACACCGAGGCACGGCCGGATTCAACCCGGGGTCGCTGGCGGCTCGGTATTCACAAGTGCCTGGCTGCGATGGAGGAGGCCGCAGTGGTGCATGTCACAGAGATATTGGATCGTGAACAGTTGCTGGATGAAGTCGCTTGACACTGGTGGGTAAATGAGCGAAATTGCCATCCATCATCTGATCCCTGCGCGTTAACGGGATCGAAGAAAAAGCCCGGCCACTGAGTCGGGCTTTTTATCGTAGGCATTTGGCCTCAAAAGGACATGTTGAGGCTCTGAATGGCTGCGTTACGGTTGGATGAATCTTTTGAGGAGGTTCCGCTCCTCGATGAACATTGTGCTATTTTGCACACTATAAGCGTTGATCATTTTGAGTACGGAATCTGGTACCTGCCCTTGTCAGCCGGTCTTTCAGCACACAAAGAGCGCATAGAGGACCAGCTGGGTCGTAAACTTCCCCGAAATTGCTGGGAAATAAAGTTTGCCCTAAAGCGGGACTTTGTGCTTGGAGTGCCAAGCTTTACAGAGCCTGGAACCCATGAAGATCTTGGGTGTCTTAATTACAGGCAGATGATGACGTTAGGTGCAGGGATTTTCCAGTCTTCCTGGATGCTGAGACGACATCGTGAGGTCAAGGGGTTTGTTGCGATTGCCCTTGAAGATCGCCCAAAGCTTGGTCCATACTATGGGCGACTGCTAAATAGCTACCGAGATCAGCTCGGTTACAGTATCTATCCAGTATTAGAGGGATCCGGTTATGCGATCTTCTGAAGTCAAAGAAAAAGCACATATCAGCAAGGCCGAGCGCCTCAATGCTGCGTTGGCTTTGTACAAAGCTGCCAAGGATGCTGGCACGGTTCGTCGCGTACCAATCGGCGCACAACCAGCTTAATCTAATGCTGTGAGAGAAAGCCCGGCCACTGAGTCGGGCTTTTTTATGCCTGTGCCCCATGTCATATTGCTCACTCATGGATCTGAAAGGGTGAGCGCTATGCCTGGCCAAATAGTTAAGCTTGAAGGTGATGCTCTTGGGTACCACCTAAAAGAGGGGAAGGGGTGGCAAGAGGGATATGTGGTCATTCTTAACCTAGCGATGCTCCATAGGATTTTTGCTACTCGGGAAGAGGCTCAGGAATTTGCAAACTCCCTACCTGCCGGGTGGGAGCCTGAGTGGAAAATATCTACCGAAGAGATACCGAAGTAAGTCATGTTCAAGAGCCCAGCCACCGAGTTGGGTTTTTTTATGTCCTGACTTTGTGCGCGACACCATAGCCAGGGTGGGCCTTCGGGCGGGCCTGGACGCGGTACCGCCGGTAGTCACGCGTTACGAAAGAACACCGGCAGCCAATGCACCTATTACCTCCAGTTGATGCTGGGTGATGTTGGCGGGCAGCGTGGGAAAACACGCATTTTTTATGCAGATGAGTCGCAGGCTGAGGCGCTAACGATGCGTGACGATGCCAGGTCGTGGCACGCAAAGCACGGCGGGTTCGGTGACTTGATCGCCGAGGTTCAACCCATCTGGCAGATTGGGGACCACGTCGAAAACCGGAGATCAGTGCCGGCCATCTGCGCCTATTCATGGCGTCAGCACTTGCTGAGGCACAGTTTGACCCCGTGCGAATCGCGCATGGGCGCCGTTTTCATCGGGGTTGATCTACGGGGTTCGGTCCCTCGGGGTCGGGAAACGGTTCACAGTCCGTCCTGGCCCGTAATGGTGACGATCAACCCCCGATGCAGATGCACAAAGCCCGGCCGGCAGCAGTGACGGCGCAGGGGGAACAGTCAGCGTGGGGACTGGGGGGAAGCGCCACGACAGCGATCTGACAGGGTCGCCATCTATATCAACGCACATTGAGCCAGGGTGCGCAGTTCTGCGCAGTCAGTGCGCACCTGCGCAGCTTGCGCAAAAACAGACGCTGCGCGGGTTGTGTGAATGTTTCAGGGGATTGGAATTGCGCATATTGCGCAGCTAATGCCCGATTGTTTTATGCAGGTTATCGCCCAGGCAGCTGGGCTAAGTTGGTAGAGGCGTCGTCTAATCCCGTGCGGACAATGGGCGGCTACGCGATGAGAGGGCAGGGTGCGCGACCCGGCGATCTGCCCCACCAGAGCTGGAGAGTTGCACCAGCCACCTGCACCCATTCAAGAGCCCCGCCAGTGTGCGGGGTTTTGCGTTACTGGAAGGCGGCGCCAAGTGGTAGGCAAACCGGTTTGAACCCGGTGCTGCTGGAAACGGTAAGGGTTCGACTCCTTCGCCTTCCGCCAAACAACAGTCATGTGGGTGAATGCACAAGGATGAGCAATGGCCGGATCAGCAGCATGGATCGCGTCCGGTTGCCCGCGCCTATTACGACCTGGAGATCAGCGCCAATGGCCAGATCGCGCTCGTGATGGCCGCAGAGCCGCCATTCGTTTTGCACGCTGACACATGCCTCATCAACGGCCGATTGATTGCGGGCAGCCAACCAGACAGGTGACACCATGCCTTACGTAGTAATCCCTCAGCCCTTCCCGAAGTCGCCACTGCAAACGCAGTTCGACACAGAGGATGAGGCGAACGCCCGCGCTCAAGCGATGATCGAGCAGGCGCCGCAGCAAGCCGTTTATGTCGCTGAGTTGAAGACGCTGTACCAGGGCCAGGTGACTGTCACCACGGCCCCAGCGGTCACTCAGCCAAAGAATCCCGAGCAGGGGTGATTGCACCGCCACGCCGTGAGGCGTTGCAGCGACGTGCCGTATCGTCGAGATGACGACACTTAAGCACAAACCGCCAGGGTTCGCCCTGGCACTTATTCAGGGCCTCAGCACATGCTGGGGCCTTTTCGTTTTCGGCCCCGCCACACCCTTCGCACTGAGCAGGGAGTGCCGCCGGGGCTGACCTATTGCTGGCGAAGGCCAATTTCTTCATGGAGTGACGATGGATCCTACTGACCTCGGCCCAGGCACAGCTACCTGGCTGGGCGGTAGCGCCACCGTTGTACTGGGCGGCCTGCTTTGGCTGCGCCGGTTCCTTTCCAAGGACGCGACCGACCGGGCAATGGACAGCGCCGATATCGGCACCCTGAAGCGCCTGAACGAGCTACTGAACCAGGAGCGCGCCGCGCGCAAAGAAGCCGAGGCCCGCGCCGATCAGTTCGCGAAAGAGCGGAATGACCTAGCGGCCGCCGTTGGGCGCATGGAAGGCAAGATCGAAGCGCTGACCAGCCAGGTCGCTCAACTCACTGACCGCGTGACGCAGCAGAGCGACGAGATTACTCGCCTGCGCACCAAGCTGGGAGGAATCGCCTGATGGACAGATGCGCATTGGAATTTATCGCACGCCGTTGGTGGCGCCGGGCCGAGGTCTGGGCCATTGCAGTCGTGCTGGTGGGTGGTGGTGCCGTTCTGGGTTACCAGGCTGCCTACTGGTCGCTAGCCGAGAGCCAGAGCAATCAGGTCAAGGGCATCCGCGAGGCGTACGACACCGCGATGACTGAGCGTGATAAACGCCTGGAAGAGCTGACCCGCAAGACCGGTACCGCCGCCGACAAAGCCACGAAGGCTGCAACGACAGCGGCCCAGGCTGCCGACAAAGCGGACGAAGCCCTCAATCGGGTATCGCAGTAATCCGCGCCACGTTTTCGAATGCGCCAAATCGTGGCGCGCAACTGGAGAGAATCCATGACCCCCGAGCAATTTGCATACTGGCTGCAAGGCTTCACCGAGCTGAACCCAGACATGGGTCAGCCCACCCCGACGCAGTGGAAGGCCATCAAGGACCACCTGGCCATCGTGTTCAACAAGGTCACGCCTACGGGCGAAAGACGCTGGCGGCGCCCCCTAAATCCGAGCGCTGACCCGGCCGCCCCAGGCTTTCTGCTCCTCCAGGCGCACCTCAATGGCCAGCCTCCAACTGTCACCTGCTAGGGCGTGGTGAAGAACACCAGACCCTGACGGCGCCTTCCTGCTCACAGACCCACATCACGGTAATTCAATGACGACCATTGCCTACAAAGACGGCGTTATCGCCTATGACGGCCGCCAGGTCCGTAACGATCGAGTCGTTTCCGACAGCGCACAGAAGTGCCAGGTTGTAGATGGTGTCAGCTTCTTTCTGTCGGGCGCCGTGTGCGACGAAAAGGCTTTGATCGCCGCTTACTTCGGCACTCCCTCGCCATTGCCTGTGGAGTGCTCTGGTTATGTCGTCGACGGCGGCAAGCTGCTGATGATCGGTCACGACGACACGACCGGGATATGGAAACAGGATCTTGACCCGTCGAACCCGGACGCCATCGGCAGCGGTGCGCCTTACGCTTTGGCCGCAATGGATATGGGTGCAAGCGCGGAGGAGGCGGTGCGCGCTGCGATGAAGCGGGATATCTACACGGGCGGCACGGTCCGCACTGTCACCATAGCTCCAGGGGAGCCGAGGGCTACGCCATGACCACGATCACAACGCCTCGCGGCGTGCGCAACAACAACCCCGGTAACATCGACTACAACCCGCGCAATGTCTGGCAAGGGCAGCTTGGGCTAGAAGTTGGCGTGCCATCCCCACGGTTTGCACGCTTTGACAGACCTGAGAACGGTATCCGCGCCCTGGGCAAGCTGCTGATCAACTACCGAGGCAAAGACGGAATGCCTGGCGTGGGCGGCCCTGGCATCGACACCGTGCGCGAAACCATCACCAGGTGGGCGCCAGGCAACGAGAACAACACTGAGGCCTACATCGCGGCCGTGGCCCGCCGCCTGGGCGTGAGCGCCAATGACGTGATCGACGTCAGGAAACCCGCCATCTTGGTCCTGATGGTGAGCGGCATCATTGCCCATGAATGCGCGGGGTTTGCTTATCCGGAAACAGTGTTAGCGGAAGGGCTCCGCCGAGCATTGTCATGATCCGATACCTCATCGCTGCCCTGGCTGGCTGCCTGATTCTGATTTATGGCGGCTGGCAGCAGATTCAATCCCAGGCCAAGGATCTGGCCACCGCAACCTATCTGGTCACAACGTTGAACAAGGCCGCCGAATCCCGGCGCAACACTCAGCGCCTGATCGCCCAGTTCGACACCGACCAAACAAAGGCGCTGACCGATGCTCAGAACACTATCAAGCAGCTGCGCGCTGATGTCGCTTCTGGCGCTCGCCGGTTGTCAGTCCCAGCCAAGTGTCCCGTTGTGCGAGCCACCACCACCGCCGCCGGCCTGGATGATGCAGAAACGCGAGCCGAACTTGACCCCGCGGCTGCTGCACGAATTATCGCCATCTCAGCCGACGGCGACGAGGCCATTCACGCCCTGACCGGCCTGCAGGACTACGTCACAAAGTTCTGTCTGGGCGCCGGGTCGTAACGCGGCACCACCCCGATTTTTAAGCAAAGGAAGCGCTCTCATGGCTGCTAAATGTGATTGGGCAGCCGTCGAAAGGGATTACCGGACGGGCTGCTTTACGAACCGCGAACTGGGCCGTCGGCACAACGTATCGGAAAGCTCAATCCGTAATCGTGCCGATAAGCACGAGTGGCAGAAAGACCTGTCCGAGATGATCCGCCAGCGCGTCCGTGAGAAGACCGGGCGCGCCGCCGCTGCTGCTGTAACAGAGGCAACGAACGACGCCGAGATCGTCGAGCAAGCTGCCGAGGCTGGTGCCCAGTTGGTACGCGGCCACCAGGTGGTGATCGCCAGAACCCGCGACATCACTCAGCAGTATGTCGAGCGCATTCACGAGCAGGTCGCCGCCGGCAAGATCACCGTCATGACCCAGAAGGGTGAGCCGGTCGAGATCGATATTCCGCTGGACTACGTCGGCAAGAGCATCGGCCACGCCACGCAGTCCTTGGAGCGGCTGATCAAGCTGGAACGCCAAGCCCACGGCTTGGACACTGATAAAGAACGGGAAAGCACAGGCAAATCCCTTGAGGATCTGCTGGCTGAGGCAGCTGGTGATGGGGAATGAAACCGACCGCCAACGGCTGATGCGAGAGGGCGACGAGTTCATCGCCCTGCACCGCGCCAAGCAGCTCAAGGGCAACGCTTTGCTGCTGAAAGCCCTGAGCAACAAGTGGTACAGGCTCAACTCCCTGTACAAGATCAAGGACAAGAACGGCAAGGTTCAGCGCTTCAAGCCTAACCAGCAGCAGCGCGAGCGATTCCTCAACGAACATAACCGCGACATCATCCTCAAGGCTCGGCAGTTGGGCTTCACCACCTTCGAGATGATCGACGCGCTCGACGATTGCCTGTTCACCAGGAACTACAGCGCCGGCTGCATCTGCCACACGTTGCCGGACGCCAAAGAGATCTACCGTAACAAGATCAGGTTCGCCTACGAAAAGCTGTCAGGCGACCCCGCATGGACTGCGATCTTCAAGCTGATCGGTATGCGTTTGCCGGTACCGCGCAGCGATAAGGATCAGGGCTACATCTTCGACAACGGCTCCAGCATCCAGGTGTCGACCTCGTTCCGGGGCGGTACCCTCCAGCGCTTGCATGTGTCGGAGTTCGGCAAGATCTGCAAACTGAGCCCGGACAAGGCCCAGGAGATCGTCACCGGTGCTTTCGAGGCGGTGGGCCTGGGCAACCGGGTGACAATCGAAAGCACGGCAGAGGGCCGCGAAGGCTACTTTTTCACGTATTGCGAGTTGGCCAGGGCCATCAAGGACGCCGGCCGCACACCTACGGTGATGGACTGGAAGTTTCACTTCTTTCCTTGGTTCAAAGATCCCACGTACCGCTTGGAGGCATTTGACCAGGTGGTGGTGCCGCAATGGCTGCAGGAGTACTTCGCCGAGCTGTCTGCCAAGCATGGCATCCGCCTCGATCGCGCCCAGCAAGCCTGGTACGCCAAAAAGGCCGAAGCGCTGCACGACGACATGAAACGCGAATATCCGGCCACGCCGGATGAAGCGTTTGATCAGGGCATCAAAGGCGCTTATTACCTCACGCAGATGCGATTCCTGCGGCAACAGGGCCGAATCACCAAGGCGGTGACTCGCAACCCTACGCTGCCGGTATTCACGGCCTGGGACTTGGGTATGGGGGACGCTATGTCCATCGTGCTGTTCCAGGTGGTGGGCCGCCAGGTGCACATCATCGATTACATCGAGCATTCCGGCGAGGGCATGGAGTACTACGGCGATCTGCTCAAAAAGCTGGGGTATTCCTACGGCGCCCACTACGCCCCGCACGACATCGTGGTGCGCGAGATCGGCACAGGGAAATCCCGAATCGACGTGGCAAAGCAGTACGGGATCACGTTTCAGATCGTCCCGCGCGTCTCCCGCAACAGCGAGGGCGTGCAGGCGGTGCGTAACTTCCTGCCGCTGTGCTGGTTCGCTGAGGATGAGCAAGACACCCGGGCGTCGACTGGCGATGCCGATACAGGCAGGCCAAGGACCGCCGGCGTGTCGAGGCTGATCGACTGCATCGACAACTACCGCAAGGAGTGGGATCTGAGGCTGGGCGTGTACAAGGATCAGCCGAGACACGACTGGGCAAGCCACGGTGCCAAGGCTTTTGAAACCCTGGCCCGCTGCGGGGTTTTCGAGGCTACGGGCGGGACTATCCCGGCGCCATCAACGACATCAAACACAGATCGAGCCCGACGCAGCTGGAGCGCGCACACATGACCACTATGTTTATTGAATGGAAGCAGGTCGCCGACGTCATAGCCCGCCTGGTTGCACCGCTCACCGTCCAGAGCTTCCAGCTGCGCCGTGATATTGGCTTGGTCCAGGTCGACGCGGTTGAAATCAAGGAGCCGGACGGTGGGCACCCGGCAGTTCGGGTGCAATTCGAGATGGCTCACGATCTGGGCGTGACACTCAACGTCAAATTGGCCGAGTTTGCGGCTGACCCCGTCAACTACATGCAGGATCTGCTGGCCAACCTGCGGAGGCTCGAGCACAGCGCGAAACTGCGCCGATCCGGCCGACAGGCTGAAATCAACAACGTACACGAGGCAATGACCCATGGCTGAATTCGGTTTGCTGCAATACAGGAGCGCCGCAGACCTGCATGCCGATGACCTCGCCACTGAAGAGCAGGCGCTGCAAAGTCGACGTGCTCAGCAGGTTCAGTCGTCACTGGCGGCGCACATACGCCGGTGTTTCGAGTCTGCCAAAAATGCCAAGCGTGAGATTGACGACAGGCTGCTCGACTGCGCGCGACGCCAGAAAGGCAAGCACGAGGAGGCGAAACTCCAGGCGATCCGCGAGGCAGGTGGCAGCGAGATCTACCCCAAGCTGACCACCACCAAGTGCCGTGCGGGCGCTTCCTGGATTCGAGACATCCTTATTCCGGTCAACGGTCACCCCTGGGGGCTCGATCCAACGCCGGTGGCAGATATCCCGCCAGAGTTTCTTGCTGCATTTCAGCAGAAGCTCGCCCAACAAATGATGCAAGCCCAGCAAGTCCAGCAGGGTCAACAGGAGCAGGACGCGCCTCCACAGACGATGCCTGACCCGGCTGAGCTTGCGGTCAAGCTGCGCGAGTTGATCCAGGAGAAGGCCAAGGAAGCAAGCGAGGCACATGAAACGCTGATTGCCGACCAGTTGGCCGAGGGTGGATGGGAAACCGCGCTCGAGGAGTTCATCGACGACTTCACGATTTACCCGGCCGCATTCGTCAAAGGTCCCTTGCTTCAACGTGTGCCACAGATTGCCTGGGGCCAAAATTGGCAGATGATCGAAACAGAGGAGATTCAGCCCCTGTTTCACCGGGTTTCGCCCTTCGACATCTACCCGTCGCCAGACTCGACGAACACCGACGACGGCGCGTTCATCATTGAGCGCGAGCGCTACACTCGGTCGCGCCTCAATGCACTGACAGGGGTACCAGGGTATAGCGATGACGCGGTTCGTGCCGTTCTTGCTGAGCACGGTCAGGGCGGTCTGCGCGAATGGCTTGCAACGGATTCGCAGCGGGCACGTCTTGAGGACAAGGCCGGCGACTGGATGATCAATAACGGGGAGACCATCGAGGGCCTGCACTATTGGGGCGGTGCCCAAGGGCTGATGCTCTTGCAGTGGGGCATTGATCCATCCCAAGTGCCAGACGTGCTTGATGAGTACCAGGTCGATGCGATTCTGATCGGAAATCACGTTATCCGCTGTGTGTTCAACCGCAACCCTTTGGGCGGCCGGCCATATCACAAGGCGTCGTTCCAGATCGTGCCTGGCTCGTTCTGGGGTATGTCGATTCCTGAGCTGATGAGCGATGTGCAGGACTTCTGCGGCTCAACAGCCCGCGCGCAGGCCAACAACATGGCATTTGCCAGCGGTCCACAGGTGGAAGTGGATGAAGACCGTTTGCAGCCAGGTGAAAACCCTAACGAGATGTACCCGCTGAAGCGCTGGCGGGTGAAAAGCGGCCAGACGCCAGGGATGCAGGGTGGGGCGACGTCACCGGTGATTCGCTTTTATCAGCCGGTCAGCATGGCTGGTGAGTTGCAGGCGGTCTATGACTCCTGGGAGAAGCGCGCGGACGACGCGACGAATATCCCGCGATACATCTACGGCGCGGAAAAGATCGGCGGTGCTGGTAACACGGCCAGCGGCCTGTCGATGCTCATGGAATCGGCCAACAAAGGGATCAAGGACGCGATCCGCCATATTGACCGCGGAGTGGTTCGCCGCGTCATCGAAGCGTTGTGGTTGTTCAACATGCGGTATTCCGATGACAACGCCATCAAGGGTGACTGCAAGGTTGTGGCCCGGGGCGCAAACGCGATGTTACAGCGTGAGCAAACGCTGAACGCGCGTACGCAGTTCCTGGGTTTCACAAACAATCCGACCGACATGCAAATCCTCGGCCTTGAGGGCAGGGCCGCGATCTTGCGCAAGGTTGCTGAAAGCTTGGATATGCCAGGCCTGATCCCGACGAAAGCCGAGATGAAGGCCCAGCAGGAGGAGCAGCAGGCGCAGCAGGCCCAACAGCAACAACAGCAAGCCGCGGCGGTGGGGCAGCAGGTCGAAGCAGAAACCGAGAAAACCGCTGCCCTAACAGCTGAACTGACCGCGAAGGCCGAGAAAACCCGTGCTGAGGCCCAGCGCCTCGGCATGAGCAACGGTGCCGTGGTTGCCCAACTTCAACATGCAGGTGGCGGAGCCAATGAAACCCAGCAACCAACAGTGGCAAGCCCTGGTCAACCTGACCAACAGCCCGGAATGGAAGCACCTCAAGGAAATACTGAGCAGCCATTTGACGGAAGCGCAGCAGAACCTGGAGGGGGTGAACTGCCTGGAAGCTTTATTCAGAGCCCAGGGCCGGGCGAGCCTGGCCAGGGAGCTGATCAAGTCGTTTGAAGAATCCCGCGAGATGCTTGAGCGAATCCAGGCAAGTGCCTCGCGGCCCACCCAGTAGCTACAGAAAAAGCCGCCCAACTTGAGGCGGTTTTTTTGTGGCCACTCTCCGGTCATTCGGCCAAATGCTCGGAACCAGTAGCACACCCAGAAGCCCGGACCTGCCGGCTCTACCCAAGGAGAATACGATCAATGAGCACGCTACCCCGCAACGTACAGGCGCAGATCGATGAAGCAACGGCGATTCAGGAAGCACTGAACAAGCCGGCCGAGAACCCCGCACCAGATGCGGCTCCGGCAGCAAATCCCGATGCGCCGGTGATCTCAGACCAACAAGCACCCGCCAAACCGGAGCCGGCCCCCGCCGCCCGCAACGATGGGGCTGACTACTGGGAGCAACGCTTCAAGGTCATGCAAGGGAAGTACAACGCCGAGGTACCTGCGCTTCAACAGGAGGTATCCCGACTGACCGCAGAAATGGCAAAGGCGAAACAACCCGCAGGCAATGCCGTGCAGCGCGCCGTGTCGGATCTGACCCCCGAGGAGATCGAGGACTACGGGCCTGATCTCATCGCGATTATCCAGCGCGTGGCTGGCGGGCAGGCATCTGCCGCTAATCCCGCGGAGCTGGAAACGCTGAAAACCGAAATCGAGGGGTTGAAGCAGAACAACCAGCGTAGCGAACAGGAAAAAGCTGAGCAGGCCCGGGAGGATTTCTTCCGGCAGTTGCTCCAGCGAATCCCCGACGCTGTTGAGATCAACGGATTGCCCGCGTTCCATGAATGGCTGAGCCACATGGACACGTTCAGCGGCAAAGAGCGGCAGCAACTTCTGATCGAGGCCCAAACCGCCAACGACGCATTTCGCGCCGCTGCGCTGTTCCAGGCCTTCAAAGACGCGCAGCCCGCTTCGGCAGCACCGAACCCAGATCGCACCATTCCACCGGAAAACGTTCAGCCACGCTCCACTCGCACCGATCCCACGCCTCCGGCGGAGGGCAAGTGGTGGAGCAATACTGAAATCAACGAGTTCTATAAGGATGTGGCGCTGGGCAAGCGGTACACCAAAGCCGAAGCGACTGCGATTGAACAGGACATCTCAGACGCGGTAGCAAAAGGTCGCATTTCGCGATAGCACGCGCTCTGTAACGCCGCGAGGCGTCAAGAAATAGGAGCTACACCATGGCAGGTCCAGCACGCGCCGTAGGGCACCCAAACTACAGCTCCACCAGTGCATCGGGCTTCATCCCGGCGCTCTGGTCGGGCAAGTTGGTACAGAAGCTGTACGCCGCAACCGTATTCGGTGAAATCGCCAACACCGACTACGAAGGCGAAATCAAAAATCAGGGCGACACCATCAACATCCGCACTGTGCCGTCGATTGTCATCAAGGACTACATTATCGGCGGTGGCGTCACCTACGAGAAGCCGGTCAGCGACAAGGTCCAACTGCAAATCGACCAGGGCAAGTACTTCGCGTTCGAGGTGAACGACGTTGATGCATACCAGGCTGATATCAAACTCATGGACGAGTTCAGCACCGACGGTGGCGAACAGATGAAGATCGCTATCGACACTCAGCTGCTCAACCGTCACTACGCCGACGCCGCTGCGGCAAACCGTGGCGACAATGCCGGCGCCAAGTCGGGTGGCATCAACCTGGGCAAAGCCGGCGCGCCCGTGCAGATCACCAAAGACAACATCCTGGATGTGTTGGTGGACTGCGGCACCGTTCTCGACGAGCAAAACGTACCCGAGCAAGGCCGCTGGGTGGTTCTTCCGGCTTGGATGAACGGCATGCTGAAAAAGTCCGATTTGCGCGATGCCAGCATCATGGGCGATGCAACCTCGGTCTTCCGTAACGGCAAGGTCGGCATGCTCGACCGCTTCACCGTGTTCATCAGCAACAACACGACGGCAGTGGATGACGTCGCGGCAGCCAAAAAGGCCAGCAACGTCATGTTTGGCCACAAGAAGGGTCTCACCTTCGCCAGTCAGATGACCCAGATGGAAACCCTGCCGAACCCTAACGACTTCGGCAAACTCGTTCGTGGTTTGAACGTGTTCGGTTCCGGCGTCATCGACCCGAAAGCGATCGGCAACCTGTACTGCAGCCGCTGATCACCCATATCTCCAACCCATAAGCGGCCCTCCGGCCGCTTTTTGCATTTCTCGGAGAAAAACATGATTCGCGAATTGATTGAAAAGGCAAAAACCGCCGACAAACCGGGCTTGATCGAGATGTTGTCCGATCTGGGGGTTAAGGCAGACAACCGCAAAAGCGAGGACACGCTCCGCGCCGAGTTGCTCGAAGGGTTTGAGAAGGCTCTGGCCGATGAGGCAGACGACGAAGAAGTGCCGAACCCTGATCCGGAGCCGGGTAACGCCGGCACTGCCGGCCTCGCTGACCCGAAGACCACCGGCGATCCTGGTGCCGGTACTGACTCGGATGCGCACGTAGCACCTGAAGGCGCCGATCAGGGCCTGGGTACCGACCAGCGCGCCGAGGAAAGCACTGACCGTCAAAGTGCTGCTCTCGAAACCGTGCAGGTCGCTGCCAACCCAGGCCCAGGGCGTCACGTTGGGCCTATCTCCGTGAACGGCGAAGACGGCCAGGTGTACATCCCGCAGGCACTTGTCGATGAGATGAGCATCCCCGGCATCAACATGAAGTTGGTGGCAGGCGATCCACCGAAAGCCCAGCCCGAAGCTCATGCGCCGGACCTCGAAGACGTTGACGATGAGCAGGAGCGTTCGGTGCCCGTCACCGGCAATCGCCTGCTGCGCAACACCAGAACCGGCTGTGAGTTCGTATGGACCACCGAGCTGGCGAAACTTTCCTACATGCAAGAGGTGTAAACCGTGGCCGTGACGACTGTAGGCAACATCCTGACCCGAGCCAAAAAGATCCTGCAGGAAGTCACTTCCAACGGCACCCGGTGGGCAAACACCGAGCTGCTGGACTGGCTGAACGAAGCGTATGCGGCGATCTGCAACATCAAGCCCAACGCAAGTTCTGTCACGGCCGAAATTACTTGTTCCCCGGGCACCAGGCAATCCATTCCCGAGGGCGGTCTGCGCCTGCTGGAGGTGGTGCGAAACATCACCCCCGCGGGCGGTGGGCTGAGCGTGATTCTCACGACCCGGGGTGCCATCGACTCAACCAGGCGGCGGTGGCACGCCGAGCAGCAGGTTGAGGAGATTGAGCAGTACATCTTCGATGAGGCGGCGCCGAGACAGTTCTACGTCTACCCGCCGGCGATGGCCACCAGCAAGCTGGAGATCATTTACTCGTCGGTGCCAGACCCGCACACCCAGGCAATGGCGACCGATTCAGCCGCTGAGAAAATTCGCCTGGACGATTCGTTTGCGCCGGTGTTGGTGGATTACATCCTCTCCAGGGCCTACGCGAAAGACGCCGAACACGCGGCAAACCTCAACCGCGCAACGATGCACTTTCAGATGTTCCAGACTGCCCTGGGCATGAAGGTGCAGACGGATCGCATGCTTGGCCCTCTGCCGGTCGCCGCCACATCTCAGCAACAGGTACCGCAGCAATGAACGTGAGCCAGCTGGTCGACCAGATCCTGCCGAACTTGCCGGGGGTGGTAATCGCCTCCATCCGCGATGGTGTGGCCTGGGCGTTGCGCGAGCTGTGTACGGAGGTGCCGGCCTGGAAGGTCAGAATCCAGCTGTCCGATGGTGAGCAGCAGATCACCGCCGGGCCAGGCCTGGAGCCTATCCGCATCCAGGCGCTGTATCAGGATGGTCGGCCTGCATATTGCCAGGTGTTCCAGCCTTCGCCGGACACGGTCATTGTCACCGGCGGCACTCCGGGGCTGACCGCTGATGTGGTTGTGCGACCCACGTTTGGTTCCTCCGTAGCTGTGCCCCCGGACTGGCTGCTGGATCGTTATTGCGAGGCGCTGACGCTCGGCACCCAGTACTGGCTACGCAAGATGCCCGAGAAGCCGTGGTCCGACATGCAGCGCGCCTTGATGGACCAGGCGGCGTTCTATGCCCTCTGCACCAATGCCCGATCTGAGGCGCTGGCCGGTCACCAGTACGGCAGCACAAGGATGAAAACACCGAGGTTCCCATGACATCGATTGCGATCACGTCTTTCAAGGGCGAGTTGCCAGCACTGACTCCGCGTCTTTTGCAGCCGACCAACGCCCAGGCGGCCCGCAACGTAAATCTGCGCAAGGGTTCACTGCGGGCTGAAAATGCGCCGCTGCCCGTGCTTGGAATTGGCGGTGTGATCAATCCGTCATCTATCTACCGGTACCCATTCGGTAACAATGGCGCCGGGTTCTGGTTTGCCTGGGGCGCTGGCCAGCAGGTCAATGCAGCCAAAAGCCCGCTGGCGAAGGATGCTTGGTCGCGGGTTTATTGGACTGGCGACTCATTTCCAAAAATGGCACCGATTGGTGTCGCAACTCAGGGGGCTGGACCTTACCCGTCAGGCTTTTACCGCCTTGGAGTTCCAGCCCCAGACGGCGCGCCGCTGGTGACCGAGGCCGGCGACAGCGGTACTGCCCCGGCCACAGTGGTCAATGCAACGTACATCGTTACCTATGTCACGGCGTACGGCGAGGAAGGGCCTCCCAGTTCAGCATCGAACATCATCACGCGCTGGGATGGCGCCGAAGGTCAGTTGCCTGGCAAGGTCAACGTTCAGTTGCCGGCGGCTCCGGCAGGCCCTTACAACATCGTCACGAAGCGCCTCTACCGGTCAGAAAGTGGTGGCGAGTTCCTATATCTCGCTGACTTTCCCGTGGCCCAAAATAGTTGGGTGGACGATATCAACAGTGACGAACTTGGCATCGCGTGCCCGTCGCTCACTTGGGATATGCCAGACGCCACGATGGTAGGTTTGGTGGAAATGCCGAACGGCATCTTCGCCGGTTTTTTTGACAATACGCTGTGTTTTTGCGAGCCGTACTATCCTCACGCCTGGCCCGTCGACTACCAGATATCGTTTCCCGACAAGATCGTGGGAATTGGTGTGACCACTGCCGGGTTGGTGGTGGCCACCACTGGGCGGCCTCGGCTCGTTACTGGGACTACGCCGGCCGCAATGACGGCCTCAGACCCTGATGCCGACCGCGTATGCATCTCCAGGGGATCAGTGGTGGATATGGGGGAGTATGTCGTCTATGCCTCAACGGAGGGGCTGGTGGCGGTATCTGGAGGCGAGCCCCAGCTGATCACTGACGGAGTTCTAACACCTGAGCAATGGCAGGCGCTCAATCCATCCTCAATCCACGCCTGCCGGTATGAGGGGCGATACCTGGCCTTCTACAGTGGCGGTTGTTTCGCCCTGGCTCCGGGAGAAGGCATTGAGTTCATCGATGCGGCCGCCGCCAATTCCTACTACGACATTGCTGCATCGTCGCTGTACCTCATCCAAGGCAGCAGCATTTCCAAGTGGCGCGGCGGGCCGCCGATGCAGTATCGATGGAGGTCGAAGATCTTCGAGTTTCCACCTGGAGCTGCAAACTTCAACTGCGGAAAGGTGATTGCCGACGCTTACCCAGTTCAATTTCGGGTGTTTGCGGACAAAGCGCTGGTGCTTGATATGCCAATTGAAGCTGGCGGAATGTTTCGGCTGCCTGCTGGGTACGCGGAGGCGCGTGAGTGGCAGGTCGAGGCGGCAGGCTCTAACGAAGTTTTCTCAATCCAAATCGCGAATACGCCCTCTGAGTTGACCTAATGACGACCAAACGCTCAAGCCTTCCTGCACCAAGCAGCAAGGTTTCGGCGGAGTTGCGCCCGTTTTTCAGTGCTCTCACCGAGATCATCGAAACGGGCGAGGGGAATCGCGGGAACGGCCTCGACAAGAAGCTGACCTTCCGGGATCTGCTGGAAAGCGGGGCGTTCACGCTCCGACCAGGCTGGAAGCCAGGTGGTACCGGTGGTTTGGTTCCAACGCCTGGCATTCCAGATCGCGCAGTACCGCCGGCCCCTGTCGGGTTTCAAGCGGTCGGCGTCTTCGGCATGAACACGCTGACCTGGGAAAACCCCTACAAGCTCTACCGCAACCACTCGCTGACCAACATCTACCGCAGCGAAACCGACAACTTCGGCCAGGCCACGCTGATCAGTCGTGCCACCGGCATGATCTACAGCGATCCGATTCGCGGTGATGCGGTAGATCCTGATGACCCGAAGAAAGGCATCAGCTATTACTACTGGATCACCTGGGTTTCGACTTCAAACGTAGAGGGGCCGCCTAACAGCCCTGACGGCACTTACGTTGAGTCTATGCTTGATATCGACTACCTGCTGGAGCTGATAACAAAGGAGACGAGTCAGAGCGAGCTGGCGAAGGCACTGGCCAAGGCCATCGACCTCGAAGGATTGGACCAGACGATAGCGATGCTTGGTGCAGCCGCCCAGTCCGCGAAATTGATGACTTCGGCCGAGCGCTATCTGCGCGATGATGAGAACGTGCAGATCCGGCGCCAGGTATCAGATCTGCGGGTGCAGACTGGAAAAGACATCACTGCCGCTATCACTCAACTGCAGGAGGTGATTACCTCCGACCAGCAGGCTATCGCGCACCAGATTGACCTGATGCAAGCCAGCATCGGCGAGAACTCCGCAGACATCGTCTCTGAGCGTACCGCGCGGATTAATCTGCAAGAGGCCGCCACTGAGGCGCTGAGCAGCATGTCCTCGCGCCTTGAGGGCGCTGAGGCTGTGCTGACTCAGTACAGCGAAACCTTTGCCAGCGCGATCGAGGCCCAGGCCAGAAATCTGGAAGGACTGGTATCGCGGATGGATAACACCGCGGCCCAGTACCTCAGTGACCAGCAGACCATCGCCAATGAGTTTGAGGCGACGGCGAATTCGATCACCTCACTGCAAAGTAGCGTGAATGAGCAATCTGCGGCCATCCAGCAAACGCTGAGTACGCACACCACGGCGCTTGAGGGGCTTTCCGCTCAATACACGCTGAGGCTCGACGTAAACGGGCTGATCAGTGGTTTCGGTGCGTACAACGACGGCACGGTTGCCGACTTTGCAATCCTGGCCAACCGCTTCTGGATTGCAACGCCAGGCGTGCACGGACCGAACTATGTGAATCCCTTCACCATCGATGGGGAGAAGGTCTACATCAACACGCTGCTGGTGAAAGAGGCATCCATCCAGCAAGCCCAGATTGGACCGATCAGTATCGGCAAGCTCACGGCAAACGATGGTGTAACACCGGTGACAACGGTCGGTGGTCAGCTGCGTGCTGAGGCAATCGACGTTGCCAACATCACTATCGGGTTCGGGCAGGTGTACGGGCAACTCAAAAGCTCGCAGGTCGGCGCCGGTGGCCTGCCGAGGTTCGTGATTGATCCGCAGGCGGGGATTTTCATGAACGGCCTCCTTGGCGGCACCAGAATGGTGATGACCGACAGCTATCAGCGCTGGTACGACCCCGCCGGCGACTTGCGAATTGAAATTGGGGAGTTGCTGCTATGACATCGATCATCCGATGCCGCGACAAAAACAAGCAGGTCACCTTCGACAGTTCGGTGAGGACTATTCGCAAAATGGAGTCGGTCAGAACTCAGAGCAACGCCGCCGGCAGCCTGGATCTGACCCCCTACGCCGGATTGAAGTTGGACATCAGCCTCATGCCCGCCGAAAACGTCGGCCTCTCGCCGGTTCCGCTGGTGGTGGTCAATGGCAACTTGCTTACCTGGTCGGCTGCGCCTGTGTCGTGTTTTCTGATTTTAGGGATTTCGTCATGAGTACCGGTTTCAGGGTGAAAAACGACTGGGGAAACCTTTCGGTCGATGAAAATAACCCCATCTTTGTAGCTGTGGGCGATGGTGCCGGACATATTGATAACGGCGGATGGACAGACGTTCGTCTTTACAAAGAACGGGACGGCATTCCTCCTGTAGCCATATTTTTTGAGTACAGTTTTTTCGGGGTTTCAACCAGCCCGACACCACCTTTAGTGTTCGCACGGCCACGCAACATTGCTTCTCAGGTTGCGACAGTAATCGGGTACATCGCGCCCAAAGGCGCCCCTGGCGCTTGGACGGGCGTAATAGTGGCCTTCACCATCGTTAACTTGCCCGGAAACCCTCAAAACCACGCTCAGCTTTATCCGCTTATGCGCGCTTATATGTGCGAGTTCATGGTCATTGCATCCGGTGGATACATCAGCGGAGAAACCCATGGGATTCGGGTATGGGCGCCTGGTTCTGTAGTCGTGTTTGACTCGGGCAATAACGCGGTCAGCTACAAACGCTCCAGTGGCGTGTGGAACTACAGCAGCAGGGACCAGGTAGAGCCAGACCAATACGTCGAGTTTTGGCAGGGCTCTGATACGTTCGGCGCTCGCAATGAGTGGATGCTCGTCAGCTCCATAGGTACCGGCTATTTCATGCGCTACAACGGTGAAGTGGCTGGCAGCCGACTTTATGTGCCCGGCCTCATCGGCGAGATCATTCCCCGAGTCATCCTGACAGGGCGCTCTGGAACGCTGATTCACATGCCGTTTTTGTTCATCGAAACCAGAAGGCCAGTCGATCAAGGGATCATCCTCCCGGTCGGCCCCGGTCCCGCGTAATCCATCTCAGGAAAACTTATGGCTACCCATATCTACCGCGCCGGAACGGTCTCTATTGCTGCGGGCGCAGTAATTGCGACCGGCGCCGGCACTTCATGGTTATCGAATGCCGTGCGCGGCGACGTTTTGGTGGTGCCTAGTGGTCAGTGCTTCGAGCTGGTCACTGTGGAGACCGACACCCGCGTGACGCTGGACGCCTCACCCAATGCGGAAATAACGAACGTCCCATATGTGTTACTTCGCTTTGTCACAAACCAAGGCATCCGAGATCTGCTGGAAAAGATCGAGGAGTTCCTGAAGGATCGTCAGGTCAATTTGGCTGAGTTCGCCGACTGGACTACCGGAACCGCCGCCGGCGGGCCAAACCACGACGGCAAATACCCGCTCACCGACCGCTATGGGACAGTTACGCTTGCCGAGTGTCCAGCCAAGCTGGCGGCAATCGCTGGACAGGGTGGCGGTGGTGGCGGCTCGGGCACAGTCAAGCAGCTGAACGATGTGCTGCCCAATCCCGAAGGTAAGCTGACGGTAACTGCTGGAGATATCGGCGCCGCCACGGCTGAGCAAGGTTCCAAGGCTGATAGTGCGGTGCAAAAGGCCCAGGCGATGCTTTACCGGCCGTTGCTGACCGATGTGCTGGTGCTGGGCGATAGCCGCGCCTTTCAGTGCACCAAGGGCAACGTGGGCTTCGCTGACTGGGCTGTCTCCGAAACGGGTGGCCTTGCCGCTTTTCCGCTGACCCTCAACAAAGGGATCGACGGCAACACCACTTCTCAAATGGTGGCCCGCCTGCAAGCTGATGTGATTGCCAACAGCAACGCCTTCGACGTAATGGTGCACTTCGGTACGGGCAACGACCGACTGAACGGGATGAGCCTGGAGCAGACGATCCGCAATCTGGAGTACCTGTATGCCGCGCTAATCAAGCGTGGAAAGGTGGTTATTGCCATTGCGGAAACCCCAGTGATCGGGGCAAACGTTGGACTACCTATTCAGCAGACGGCGAACCACTTCGCGGTGCACAACTGGTACTTGAACGTTGCACCGAGCTTGGGTGTCATCGTAGTTAACCCGTGGGATGAGATGGTCGATCCTGCGTCTGGCACGAGCTACTGGCCCAAAGAGGGTATGACGGGAGACGGCCTGCACCCGACACCAATGGGCGCTCGAATCATCGGCCGTAAGGTGGGTGAAGCGTTGAAGCGGCTGTTCACCTTTCCGGCGATCCTTCCAACATCGAGCGTGCTTTACGACGCTGCAGTGGTGCCCGGGGGCAGCCTGATCCCCAACGCGCTGCTGACCGGCACCAACGGCACGCTGGGCGCAGGGAGCAACGCTACGGGCCAATTGGCGACGTCCTGCACCTTGCAGGGCACAAACCTCAATGGTTTGGCTGTGACGGCGTCGAAAGAGGCAGCAGACATCGGGGAAAAGCAGGTTTTGCGTATTACTGGCATGCCAAGCGCAGCAACCCCGACGCTTACCCTCGAGCAGTCTGTGGACGTCTCCAAAGTTGCTGTTGGCCAGCGCTTGCGCGCTATTGCCGGCTGGGAGTTCTCAAGCGTCAACACCAGCGTGCTGCAGGTTGCCCTGCAAGTCGTGGCGGTGAGCGCAAGCGGTACGACCATTGCTCAGATCGGGCAGAACCAGGAGCTCAATAACGCGATGCCAATCGGCAACATTGCCGGAACCCTGGTGACCCAGATTTTGGCGCTGGCCCAGGCGCCCACAAGCCTGAAATTCAGGCTTTCCATCATTTTCAAAACCGGCACCGGCCAAGACGCAACGATAAAACTGCGCCAGGCCGATCTGACCCGTATTTTCGCGTGAGGGCTAATCGATGAGTGAAACACAAGAGCAGCTACTTGCCCGGGTTCTTAAGGGTGACCCTAACGCCATTACGTTTTGCGAAACGCTTTTCGCGATATCGCAGACGCTCGACGACATCGTCGACGGTGACAAAGCTCTCACCACGAACGACATTTACCATGCCTTCTGGCTGGCACTTATCGAGCTGCCGATCAACCCGTTTTACCGCCATTTTGAGAATTTTGTTCGCCCGTTGATGGCGGCTGCGCTTCAAGATTGGCGCGACAGTGTCACGCTTGAGTTGGACGGCGACCATCATGGACGCAGCCTGGCTTTTGTCCTCAGGGACCAGCTTACCGGCCTGGTGGTGCAGTGTGCGTACCTGATTGGAGGTACCGCCTGGATGGCAGAAGTATCTGCCAGCATTCGCCGACACTTTCACGATGAGACCTTTTCTGCCTACAACCAAGACCTGATCAAGCGAGGCGAATTATGAGCGGCGGAAGCAAGACCGATAACTCAATCCAGGATACGCCGGAGCAAAAGTATGCCGCGCAAGTGGCGGCTGAAAAGTGGAACTATGCCCAGGAGCGCCTGGCTCCGGTTGAAAATGCGTACATGAAGCGTGTTGACGACATGGATTCCGAAGGGAGCATGGCGTACGTCCGCGGCAAGACCAACGCCGGGACGCAAAAGGCGCTCAGCTCCGGAATGGAGCAACTGAACCAGGGTGTCACCCAGCAATATGGGCTGAATCCGAATAGTGGTCGCTTCACCTCTGCCCAGGGCGATCTGGCAACAAGTGTAGGGACGGCCGGCGGCGACACTATGGCGCGCGCGCAGTTTGAACAAAAAAGCCAAAAAATCGCCGGGCTCAGCAATGTCGCAGCAATTGGTCAGGGACAATCATCCCAGGCACAGGCCGGCCTGAACACCGTTGCAAGCCAGGCGGCTCAGGATGCCCAAGGGGCGGCCTTCACCAACTTCAACCGTAAGTCAGCGAACCTACAACTCGCTGGCACGGCGCTTGGTGCTGTCGCAGGTGGAGTCTCCTACGGTCTCAACAATATGGCTCCAGCAAGGACAACCGCGGCCAATTCCACCGTTCTCAATCCATCAGGTACCAGCGGCAAGCTTTATGACAATGTCGCAGGCGGTGCCAACTTCGCGGGCTACGCATAATGACCTACTACGTTGATCCGAGCGCCGCGTTTGCCGGCAAACAAGGAGCCTCCAATGTTCTTGGGCAGCTCAGCCGAGCTCAATGGGACGACTGGAAGGCGCGCTTTCAGCCATACGTCGACAAGCTGGCGAACATCGCAACCAGCGATTCTTTTGCCGGCGAACAAGCAGCGACCGCCACCGAGTCGGTGAACAAATCTTTCGATAGCGCGAATCAAGGGCTCCAGCTACAGCAGCAGGGGATGGGCCTCGTCCTGTCACCTACCCAACAGGCCGCGCAAGACCGGAAAATGCAGCTTGGTCGAGCCTCGGCTTCAGTGGATGCGAGCAATAACGCGCGAATCTCCGCGCGTGACCTGCAGGAGCAAATCATGGCTGGCGGCATGGGCCTCAGCGGCCTGAAGCAGGGAGGGTAAGGCTATGGCATACGGATTGGTTGGACTGAAGCAAGAAATGCAGGGTGAGGCGATGCAAGGCCTCTCCCAGCTGTCACAACAGCAGCAACAGGCAAAGCTGGCCGAGGACCAGATGAATCAGCAGGCGAAGGCTAACAAGCAATCTAGCCAAGTAGGCATGGCAACCACCGGTGCAATGGTGGGGTCTGCGTTTGGCCCAATTGGCACTGCGATCGGCGCGGGCGTAGGGTACATCGCCGGCTCATTTATGTAGCTGCACAGCCAGTCTTTGCATTCCCGATGTAAAAAGATGCCTTATTTCGCGATCCAGCACCGGACCTTGCTTGCGTCATGTACGCCTTGCCAGCGTTGGCGTCGATCGACCAAGTTTCAATTACCGCTTGGTCGTTCGGGTACGCATAAAGGAGCGTGCTTTCGTTGATTTTCATCAGTTCGCCGCCTGCGTAAGAAGCCTTGGCGCCGTTCACGGCGATCGAGGGGCTGTGCTCGCTGATGTTCAACCAAAACACGGTGTTGCCGATCTTGTCATCGGTCACTGAGTAGTTGTCGCTGGCGAAGGCTGCTTTCCCCTTCAGGTCCGTGATAATCCAGCAACTGTCGGCAAAAGCCTGGCAGGAGATGAGGGCCGTAGCCCCCAACAAAGCATGCATCCATTTCATGAAGGTGTTCCCCTTTTGGGCCATCTTTTTGGCCTGAACTCATGCAGCTTATGCAATTATTTCCGCACAGACGAATTATCTACGCGGCACCTCAGAAATTATTGTCGGGAGACAACAAATGGCAGGCGGATTAGATACCCGTGGCGGAATGGATGGTTTCGCCCAAGGCTTTGGCCTGGTGACCAACCTGCTCGCGCAGAAGGATCAGAAAGAAATTCAGCGCGCCCAGCTCGCCCAACACGCCGAGGATCGGCAATATGGCCGAGAAATCCAGCAGCAGGAGATGGGGCTGCGAAAGGATGATCTCGCATACCGTCGGGAGACGGATCAACGAAATTATGCTGACACACAGGACCAGCGCCAATACCTTCGGCAGCGTGATGCCGATAACGCTTCACGCCAAGATCGGCAGTTTCAGGCGTCCTATGGTCTCCAGGCGGCGGGTCAGCAGCAAGCAGCAGCACGCATGCAGCGGGAAGATCAGCGCTTCGACATGCAACAACAGCAGTTCAGCCGGCGAATCGACCAGCAAGACAAAGCGCAACAGCAGAAACAGGACGCCTTAATCGCAAAGTCCGCGTACGCGAAGATCGCGGCGGGTGGTGACCTCGACGAAAGCGACCTGCAAGTGTTCAAGCGCAACCCGTGGATGGACCCCCGACACGTCCTTTCTCCACAAATGAAAAGTGACGTTGATACCGCTGGGCGTGTATTTGCGGGCGACCTGAACTCAAATGCGCCGGAGGCCCTGGACGCGGTCAATCGTGTGTTCGGCCCGGATATCCAGAAGGGTGGTGGTGGCCAAAAGAAAATCGTGCAGGTGCTTCCTGGGCAAACCAAGGGCACTGTTGTTTTCGAGCTTGAAGTAACTGGTGAGGATGGCCAGAAATACAATGCACCGATGACCAAGAATCGCGGGACCACAACCGACGGTGATGAGGATGTGTTGGAGGTCCCGATCGAAAAACTGGTCGATCGCGTGTCTGGTTACAAGCTCCTCAACGGTGCTTTCAATACTCCTGAAAACCGTCATGCGGCTTTGCGGTACGGCCAGCAGATGGGTTTGGCGCCTGTGGATGCATCAAGTAAACCACTGGCCGCTCCAATCCAGAAAGCCGAGGACGGCGATCTAGACGCCATCGCCAACGCTCAAACGATGAACCAGTCACTCAGCCGCATCAGCAAGCAGATCTCTGACGGGAAGCTCAATCTTGGCCCGATTGCCAACAGGGTATCCGAAGTGCGCAACTCGACCGGTACCAGCACCGAGGAGTCGCGCAACTATGGCTCGCTGAACGCAACTCTCGAGCGACTGCGAAATGACAGCTTGCGTCTGAATGCGGGCGTGCAAACCGATGGGGATGCCCAGCGTGCCTGGAACGAGCTGGTTACAAACCTCAACGATCCGAAACTGGTCCAGCAGCGCCTTGACGAGATATCGTCCCTGAACGAAAAGGCTATTCAGCTCAAGACGAACATGATCCAGCAGCGCCGCCAAAACGCCCGCGCTGAACCCTTGGACATCGGTACCGTAATTCCGCAGGCGGGTTCGGCTCAGCAGCGGGGCTTGCAATTGCCGCAGGCAACTGCGCCGGCCCGGCAGCAGAGTGCCGCTGCGCCGAGCATCGCGACTGACGATGACTACAACCGCTTGCCGTCTGGCACGGTGTTCATCGATCCGAATGGAAAACAAAGGGTGAAACCATAATGGCCGCTTGGGAAGATGCCCCGCTCTATGACGCGGGTGCCGGCGCAACGGGTGCCGGCAATGTCGCAAAACCGGAAACCGCCTCTACAAGGCCGGCTTGGGAGGCTGCACCGCTCGCAGACAAGGAAGAGCCCCGGGAGCGCGGCTTTATCCAGGGTGTGAAGGAGATGTTCACGGGGTCTGAACGTCAGACGCGCGCCACCAAAGAATTGCCGGAGTTGCAGAACTCTGGACTGTTCAAAGGGCTCGATATCCCAGCTGGACAGCAGGCAGCGCTGTTTGCAGCGCTGCCGACCACAACCGATCCGGGCGAAATTGCAAAAATGCTGCGCTCCAGCTCTCCCTACATCGGTATTTCTCAGGATGAAAAGGGAAACCTGATCGCGGCGAACAACAAGACCGGTGTTCAAGCGGTCATCAACAAGCCAGGTCTAACTGGGCTTGATGTCGCGCAAGCGGTAGGCATTGGCGCTGCATTCACCCCAGCAGGCCGTGTAGCAACATTGGCTGGCGGTGGTCTCGCCCGTCAAGCGGTTGTGTTGGGGGCGGGTTCTGCTGCTACACAGGCGGGGCTCGAGGGCCTGCAAGAAAATGCAGGTGGTAATTTTGACGGCGGTGATATTGCAATTGCTGGCGCGCTCGGCGCGGCAACCCCGTTTGTAGCGAGTGCCGCGGGCGGTGTTGTGGACGCCGGCAAGCGTGCAGTCAGGGCAATGCGAAATCCTGCCCAGGGCGAAAACGCTCAACTTGTTCGAGCTGCCGAGCAGACCAACATCCCATTGATGACTTCCGATGTATTTCCGCCTGAAACATTCATGTCGCGCAGCGCGCAGGTAGCCGGTGAGCGAATTCCATTCGCAGGTACGGCTGGTGCCCGGCAAGCGCAGCGAGAGGCACGGATAGCCGCGGTTGAGGATCTCAATAATCAATACCCGCCGCCCCAGGCTGATCAGATCATGGAAAGCCTTCAGGCAAGGGTGGGACGCCGCCGTAAAGGTGCTGGTAACAGGATTGGCAGGTACGAGGCTGAGCTGGATAAGGTAGGAGTTGTGCCGTATGCCAGAACGACCCAAGCCGCGGATGACGCTCTTGCCGAGCTAAACCGGCCGGGGATTGTAGGAAGCCCGGAGGCGGCGAGCGAAATCCAGCAGTTCATGCAAACGCTGAACGCGGCACCGCAAACATACTCCTCACTCCGGGAGAACCGCACAGCGTTGCGAGACATCGTTAAGTCCTTCGACGGCGCCGCGAGAAGCCAGTTGCCGACAAGGGCTAAGGCATTGCTGACACGATTGCAATCGTCGTTATACGACGATATGAATGATGTTGCGCGGGCGAACCTACCTGCGCAAGACGTGCTCAAGCTTCGCCAGGCAAATGCGATTTATGGCGAGGAGGCCGGGAAAGTCAGCAAGTCCCGCATGAAGTCTGTGCTTGATCGCGGAGATGTCACCCCGGAACTGGCCGAGAGCTTGTTGTTCAGTCGCAAGCCAAGCGAGGTTAGGAACCTTTTCCAGAGCCTCGACACGGAAGGCCGGCAGGCAGCGCGGGCAACCATTATCCAGAGACTTCTCAGAAACTCGCAGGGCGCTGACGGACTGTCTCCCGATCGATTCATCAATAACATGAACAAGATGCCGGCTCAGGCCAACATCTTTTTCAGGGATGCTGACCGTCGGCAGCTTGAAGGGTTGCGGCAGGTTTTAGATGCGACTCGGCGTGCGGGCCAGGCTGGCGTCATGACCAATACAGGGCAGCAAAACTACAGCATCGGAGGTTTTGCCGCTGCGTCCGCTGCCGGTCTCAAGGCGATCCCTATCGCTGGTTCGATCGGTGGGTTTGCACGACTTTACGAGAGCGCGCCAGTGCGAAACGCACTGATTCGTCTCGCAGAGAACCCAAATACTGGGGCGTCCGCTGCATCCGCCCGGGCTCTGGCCGCGAGGTTTTCTCCTTACATCCAGGCCTTACAAGCCGGCGGAGGTGACGAGGACAACTCCGAGGCGACTGAGCCTGTGCAAAGGCCTGCCGCCGACGTGCAGCCCGTGCTGCCAGCATTGCAATCTGCCGATCCGAAGCCGGAGCCGTCAGGAGGAACTGAAGTGCTGCCCAATCAGGGCTTACAGGCGCAAGAGCAAGAACGGCAGGCTGACGATACTGGCTTGCCCGGATCTGGCACAGGTGGCCTGATCACCGCCGGCAACATCGACTTGAACACTAGGCCAACGGTGCGCGATGCGGATGGCTCTATTAGCACTGTGCGCTCTATGTCGATCGGAGTTGACGGTAAGGAGGTTCTAATTCCGACCGTCAGCGATGACGGCAGGATCATGTCTGATGGTGAGGCGATCAGGGCGTATGAGCGAACCGGTAAGCACCTGGGGGTCTTCAAGGATGTACAAAGCGCCGACGACTACGCCCAGAAGCTTCATGAGGACCAGGCGGACCAGTATGGTGACAAGGAAGATACACAGCCGACTGATCTGCTGCCTTCTTCTAAATCCGATCGCGCGAGTTTGCCGCCGGCGGAAGCCTTGGATATTGCTGCGCGTGACGCAGCAACCTCTCCCGACAATGATCTCCCGGAACCCAGCACCGCCCAGAAAGAGGCGGGTAACTACCGGAAAGGCCATATCAACCTGCAAGGGCTGAATATTGCGATCGAGAACCCCCGCGGTTCGGAGCGCAAAGGCGTCGACAAGGACGGCAATGAGTGGTCGCATTCAATGTCAGATCACTACGGTTACATTAAAAGAACCACAGGTGCCGACGGTGACCAGGTCGATGTGTATGTGGGGCCTGAGCCATACAGCCAGCGCGTGTTCGTGGTGGACCAGAAGGACCAGGCCTCTGGGAAGTTTGACGAGCACAAGGTCATGATTGGCTACACAAACCAGGCTGCTGCCGTGAGGGCCTACAAGTCGAACTTTGACAAAGGCTGGAACGTAGGCGATGTAACCGAGATGAAAATGCCAGAATTTAAGGCCTGGCTGAAGTCAGGAGAAACCGCCAAGCCGCTGGCCTCTACTGGCGCGAAGTCATCGACCCAGGCGATAAACGCCAAAATGGCGGCCGTGCGCCTCAGCGGCAAGAGTTCGGCGCAGAAAGACAAAGAGCTGGCCACGCTGACCCAGGAAAAGGAGAAGCTTGCCAGTTGATTGAACCGAGTGGCCTGCCTGTTTCGGGGGGCACTCTTGCCTGACAATCCGGCCGTGAGGCCCTATACCGCAGGTGCTTAATATGCCTGGAAAACCTCCAGAATCCATAACGCCGCCGTTTCAAGACCCTGATCGCATCAGGCCCGGCGAGCCCGAACCAATCGCGAACCTCAAACCTATTCCACTGGCCGGTCAGCAGCTCTGTTCCTGCCGTTGTGGTTGGTTTGGCCCAATGTCTCAGCGCCAGGGGGGCGCATGTCCTGCCTGCACATCAACCAAGGCTCAAAAGCCGAGCAAGGCGTCGGTTCATATCTATGAGGCGATGGTCGGCCTGCTTTGTGCAAAGCAGGACCAGGCGGAGCGCACAAAGGGCGAGTGTCTGTCGCTGCGCTCAATGGTGGATCAATCGGTCAGCAACTGCCGCGCGCTACAGGATGTCCATACCCCACTGATGGAGAAGGCGGCCGCCCTCGACGCGGCAATGCAGCTGATTGGCTTTGCTCCAGATGCGGAGCCCGGCGAGTTGCCCGCTGCAGTGCAATCAATCATGGCTGACCAGCTGCGTTATGCACTGCATCGCGACGTGCTTCGGCTCGACCCGGCGGCCTGGGACAGCATTCAGGACTTCCCGCAACAAAAGGTGTCTGCTGCTGAGTACGACCACGCGACCGATCGTCATATCTCGCGCTGGCGACAAATCCAGCAGCATCAGCAGCGGCTTGAGGCGCTTCGCCAAGAGGAAGCTCGTCAGGCCGAGTTGGCAGAGAGTTTGGGCAATCAGGTGGATGCCGCTACTTAGGTCGAGTAATCACGAGCCAAGGAATTACACCGAAACGGGTCACCGTTTCGGACATTTCGCGTCCAGGAAGGGCGCGTAAACGCAAAGGAGTGCAATGATGGCGAATCCAATCGTTCCATGGATGGGCGGTAAACGGCGACTTTCCAAGCGCCTGCTGGCGCTTTTCCCTGATCACGAATGCTATGTGGAAGTGTTTGCCGGCGGCGCCGCGCTTTACTTCAAGCGCGACCAGCCTGCCCGAGTGGAGGTCCTAAACGACCTCAATGGCGACCTGGTGAACCTATACCGTGTCGTTCAGCACCATCTCGAGGAGTTCGTACGCCAGTTCAAATGGGCACTCAGCTCGCGGCAGATCTTTGAGTGGCAAAAAATGGCGGTGCCGCAAACCCTGACGGATATCCAGAGGGCTGCACGGTTCTTCTATCTTCAGCACCATGCTTTCGGCGCCAAGGCAACCGGACAAACCTTCGGTACAGCTACCACCGGCCGACCCATCAACTTGTTGCGGATCGAGGAGAACCTGTCAGAAGCCTGGCAACGCCTTTCTGGGACGTACGTCGAAAATCTTCCATGGCTCAAGTGTGCGGAGAAATATGACCGACCCCACACGTTCCACTATATGGACCCTCCGTATTGGAAGACCCAGGGCTATGGGGAGGACTTCGGCTTTGAGGAGTACGAGCGAATGGCCGACTTCATGCGGAAGTGCCAGGGCAAGGTGATGATCAGCATCAACGATCATCCAGACGTGCGCCGTGTGTTCGATGGGTTCCGTCTGGAGATGATGGATATCCGCTACAGCACCGCGAATCCAAGGCAGGGGAAAGCTGCGGTCACCGGTGAGCTGGCAATTATGAACTGGTAG